TAACGCATATGCCTGAACAGCAGCCATGACCATTCCTATCGCAGCAGCAATCGCAGAAGCTGGATCCTTTCCTTTATTTTCTCCCGCTTCCGATATAGCATCCTTGAACAATTTCAAACTTACCTCGAACTGTTCCCCAATCTCACCAGCTACATTGGCAACATTAGCAAGTTCAGCAATATATGCAATGAGAGAGTCCTGATTCCAAGTATCTCCCATAATACTCTTGAGCTTACTAAATGCCTGAGCAGTATCTTTAACAAGTTTGTGAACTTTTTCTATACCAGTCTGTATTTTCTTTGTAGGATCATCTTCCCCACCTTTCGCCTTACCACCACCCATCAAGTTCAAGAAATCTTCAATAGCTTTGATTCCAAACCCGCCACCAGGAAGCTTAGAGAAGAGAACATACACCTTACGCAGTTCGTCCGACTCGCGGACAATACGCGCAAGTTTTCCAACTTCTATCTGATTTAATGTAGCTACGTATCTTTCCCACAATTCAATTGAAACATTTGATGGCTTAATATCTACCTTTTCTTTCAGATCCTTTAAGCCATGTTCCCACTTTGCAATTGCTTGAACTGTTGCGTTAGTCTGACGTTCAACCCACTGCTCGAACTGAAGATCATCCAATTCCTGTTTGAATTCATATATGCTAAGTCCGAATTCCTGAAGTTTTGTGCTAAACTTTTTCGGATCTGCCATCTCCAAAAATATTTCATTCAGTTTCTTTATATTTTCTTCAGATCCAGCAATAATGCCTTTCATTTCTTTAGAAATTGTTCCACCAGTTGCTGTGATATAATCAGCCGCTTTAACAGCAGTATCGCCGTATTCTCTAAAGAATGCTGCGCCCGGCTTAATTCCTTTTGAAGTAAGATCCTGAAGAGCAATGGTCATTCGATTGAACTTCATGTAATCTTCAAGTCCAATCATTTTGTGCATATCCTGATAGAACTCGAAATTTTCCATCAACTTCTTTAAAGCTTCAGCCTCTTTTCTAGCTGCTTCAGAAGCAGCTTTTGCATCTTTTGCCATTCTTTCATATGGAGTTTCCTCCAACAACATGGCATTCAGGTCACTCTGAATAACCTGATTCTTAGACATCAACAGATTTGTTAGAGCTAAGTCCTTATTGACCTTGCTAAATACATCACTATAGGCCATTCCTCCAAAACCCATTCTTGGAAGACGGCCTATTGTTTCTGGAAATGGAATTAAAGCGCCAAGTTCTTTTTCATCTTCAGCCGGAAGTCTGAAGCCCTTTGGAGCAATATTAGCTCCAGCAGGTGGAACATAGTTACGTCTCGTATTTGCATTCATTATAGCATTGAGAGTCCATGCCCCAGCTCCTCCAGTCAATATCATCATTAACCAGTCAGGAGGAGCTACATCCTTGGAGAAGTCAATAAATTGCCTTCTAAGTATATCTAGGATTTTTGAAACACTACCAAACTTGGAATACAACGAATCCCAATTGGTGATCATGTCCTGAGTTTTATCACCAATGATACCCTGCTCCACACCAAAATCAATAACTTTCTGCCGAAGACCATAATACGCCAAACCCAATTGTTCTGATTTATATGCCGCTTCTTCTTCAGCAGATGCAAACGTCTTTACTTCTTTAGAAAGAACTCCAAAATCCTGAGCCATCTGTATAATTTGTGGAGCAACCCAACTATCAAAAGCAGCGTCTCTAGCTTTTGTAAGAGCGTACAATGTTCCTATAACCAACAAAACCACACCTACAAGAGTCGAAGCACTCACTACAAAAGCACCAATCGCAGCAGAAGATGCAGTAAGCCAGCCTAGAAGAGAAGCTGTAGCTGCTGAACCTCCAATAGTTGCAATTGCTATGCCAACCTGAGCAAGAATTCCAACAAGTGAACCGAAAACCCACAAAAGTCCACCAACAGCAATTATTAGAGTTGGAATTCCAACTCCGCCAAGTACTGCAAATGTTACAATAATCCGTTGTGCACTTTTATCTAATTCAGAAAAACTTTTCGCAAGACTTTCGATATGCTTAAAGAATGGGTCCAACCAAATAATAACACCACGAAGCGCATCCATGAAAGGCTGTGCTATCGTAATTGCTACATCACGTACACGATTCTGCAAAACTGCTAACTGATTCTGGAGGGTTATTGCCTTCTTCGCAAACTCGTCCTCCATTGCTGTGCCTTTTTTATAGGCAGTTTCTGAATCTCCAAGAGTCTTGTTCAAATCATCCATCGTGTTGACAAGAGTCAACAACACCTGATTCTGACGAACGGATGTACCGAACAATTCTGAAATTGCCGAAGGGATTTTAGTCTTCGACATCGTGGAAATTCTGGTAAGCAACTGATTCAATGCAGCTGATGCATCTTTACCCCAATCTTCTGCAAACTGTTTTGCAGATTTTCCTGAAATTCTGGCAAGTGCAGCAAGTTTATCTCCACCCTCTGCAACAGAACGCGAAACTTTCAGGATGGTATTTGCAATCGCATTACCGCCAAGCTCTGAACGATGACCAAGATTTGCAACTGCAGCTGACCAACCAAACATCTGAGACGAAGACATCTTAGCAACTGCACCAGCACCTGACATACGTCGGGTAATTTCGAGGATAGTACCCTCGGTAGAGATACCCTTGTTGCCAAGATCGACGAGAGTTGCCGCTAGTTTTCCGTAGCCTTTGGAAGCATCACCTGTAATGTTCTTGATCTGGGCCAGAGCTTTTGCAGCAGTCTCAACTTCGATGCCATCAATCGTAGTACCAAGTTTGGCAACTGTTTCGGTAAAATCTGCTAGATCCCGCTTATGTACGCCGAACTGTCCGCCAAATGCTGCAATCTCTGTGAGCTGCTTGTGCGTAAATGGCAATCTTGTTGCCATCTCACGAAGTTGATCCTGAAATGCCTTCGCCTGAATATTCAGTTTACCAAAAGCATCTACATAGCCAAAGCCCTGAACTGTCTTGACAACATTGGCAAACTGATGTTCAAAATCTATCCCGATTTTAACAAGTCCCATCAAAGGAACAGTTAGAGAACGGTAAAGAGTACCTCCTAAGACAATCAACTGCATCCCAAGACTACGAGCTGCAGCTCCAAGTGTATCCAACGAGTTCGCCACAGCCATAATCTGTGGCGAAGCCTGATTGACAAACTGGAGTGTTCCTAGGACAATAGTACCCATTTATTCCCCGCCCCCACCAAACATTAGGAAATACTCCCTACCAATTCGCTTTTGTTCTTCAGCAGTCTGCTTTTTCTTCAACGAAGCTGCTTCTGGCATATCACCAAACCGTAATACAAACTGATCTATTGGCCAGGGATCTTTTTGCTTCTTTGAATCACGGTTTATGTTTGCCAACATCGAAACAATACTTGCGAATCGATATTCGTCACGGTCAGAAGTGAATGGTGTAAGACTATCATACACCATCCACTCCTCGAACTGATTCCACGATATTTCGTCGAGCATTTCGTCGACGTTTACGCGCCCAAGGCGCAGAGCCAAATCGTAGGCGAACCTACGCATGGTTCCACGCGCTAGACGTTTTTTAGTTCTTCATCCTTCTTCGGCGTGGAGAATCCATTCAACTCCATGGCGGCAGTCTGAAGACGAGTGAATACCTTCACACTCTTGTCTCGCAGCAACTCAACCTGCTTGGAATTGAAAAGGCGGTTTCCACCACCATCCACAGCGGAGAGCACCACGATTGCGACCATCGCATCTTCGCGTGCCTTTGCGGATGTTTGCATCTGCTTCTGGAAAGTGAGGGCTTCCCGTGCAGTCAATGTCTTGAGGCGAATAACGCCCGGTTCGCCGTCGACCGGCCACTCAGGGACCTCAACGTCCATCGTGTTGAGATCGTCCATCTCGAGGATCTGTTCTGCAGTCAGGTAACGCTTGCCATTCTCGCTCATTGTATTCTCCCTATCCTGTTCCTTTCGAGGGAGGGGAATCACCGTTCCCCTCCCCGCACTCAGCCAACGAACTACTTACGGCGCAATCGGACGGGACCGCTCACCGAGGTCCCTGTCCTTGTCCTTGTCCGGAGACAAGGACGTCATCGACTCGAAATCGAGAAGGGTTGGCGGATTTGGCGTGCCAACGATCCAGTCGTGCCTTCCGGTGGGTCGAATCGTCACGTCAGCCGACAGACGATCATCGACCGGGGCCGATACACCGAAGTTCGTGATGAACCCGCTGAACATCCACGCCGTTCCGTCGGGATAGGTCAGCTTGTAGATGTTACGACTACCTGTGAACCACTTCTGCTGAAGGCCCGTCAGGTGATCGATGGTAGAATTACGAGGCACGAAGTTGACGTTGAACGTCATGTCCCCGTGACGGCGAATACCAACAATGTATTCGTCGTCTGCGTTGTTGTGGTTCGTCAGTTCGATCGTGTTACGCGTGAGCGCCGGAGCGGTG